ACGCGTCCTGGCCATATTCGTTAACTTCGTCGTTTAATACGATTTGGATTTCTAAATGTTTAGCGTTGTTTTTAAAAGGTTGTCCGTTTTTATCGGTTGATTTGATTTTGTTTTTATCAATCTTTGTTACGTCGATTGATGCTGAGATAATCTTTGCCATTTTATTTAGTTATTAAAGTTATATATTCACGTGCGTTTTCTACTCTTTGTTTTAATTCGTTTATAATATTTTGATCATAATCAAACTCAAACGTTTTAATCCTATATTTTTTATCTAAAGACTCGTAATCTTGAGGTTCTACATATAACAACTCTGCTGGCGTATTCATAAGCACGTAAGTAAGTACCGCTTTTTTGCAACCAGTTAGATGCATATAAACCTGTAATTGATAAAAATAATCTTTATTCGGTACATCGTTTTCAAATAAAGGAAATGTATAAGCATCCCAACTACATTTTATATCATAAACAACATTGTTTACTATTAAATCAGGAGTACCTTTGAAATAATCATCCTCATAAAAATTCTCGTTTTTAATAGCAAAATCTAAATCCAACCATTCGATAGCCTTATCGATTGCCTTGTCTTCTAAATCGATGCCTTTTGTTAAATATTTAGATGTTATTTCTTTACGAAATCCATATATCTGTTCTCGAACGTAATCCTGTAAATACGATTTTGTCGTTTCAGATAAAGTTTCCGTTTTCGATCTGGCGTTTGTCATTAACTTACCAGCTGCTGAAGCCCTTACTTTGAACATAATAAAATTTCGTTTTCGTTAGACAATGTATATTTAGATTTTATTTGCTCAATCGTTACCGATCCAGATTTATATCCTTCGACTGCTTTATTCCAATTCGGATGATCAGGAGTTAATTCAATCAACGTTAAATCTAAATCGTAGTTAATAACGTCTTTACGATTCAAATCAGAACCGAATAATTTACCGAAATGATCAGTCGCATCTTTAATAGCTATCGTTTTAGCGATAGGAAACGCCATTGATAAAGCTCCGTTATTTATATTAGCTAAATCAGCAGGAGACGTTCCTTTTGCCGTCTGTAATTGAGCTGCACCGATACCGTCGTGAAACTCCCAAGTATTAGTTAACGGATGTAAATAATGAACACGTACTACAACGTAAACACCGTTGAAGCTGGTTCCTTCTCTCAATACCTCGATACGATACGATTTGAAAATAGTTTTTAAAAGATACTCAACACGCTCAATCGGTATGTATTTATATCCTTTAATAAACGGATGCGTTTTTACCCAATCAGTTTTAGGTTGTTGATTCATTAATGCTACAAAAGCATCGTTTTTTTGTGCTACGACTAAATCTGAATAAAGGTCTTTAATTTTTGGTAGGTTGCTCATTTGCTGTAAATTTGATTACTAAATTGTCGAACGATTCGTTTGAAATAAATCCCTTTACACGTTCAGTGTACCACGCATAAAATTCTGATAGCTCTGCCATAATCTTGTTTTGATTTGATTGTTAATAATAATTCTGTTTTGATAATACTCTTGAATATTTACAAAGTTGTAAATAAAGTTTCTTTTTTCTGCGCTCGCTATTCTACGATCACATTCTGCTATCATTTCGAGGATTGCGATAGCTTTTTCGTGTTGTGTAATTAATTTTTGCATAAGTATTTCGTTTTGTTTACTTTGCAAATATATAACTTTTTTTTATATAAAAACCATTTTAACAAAAAATTAACAAATTATATTCCACAAAATCCTGAATCACATTCGTTAAAGTCATCATCAAACATATTCATTGTAAAATTATAGTTTACTATTTTATCATAAGTCAAACCATCAATTCTAAATTTATCCCAATTATGTTTTCTGTTACTTTCTTTTTTTATAAACCACTCTATTTTTTCTTTATGATTTTTATACATATAATTTAATAATGGTGGTTGTTTATGAAAACATCCAACACAATTATTCATAAACGCAAACTGAACAGGTTTGTTTTTCCAAAATTCAACAACAGTATCTTTATAAATATTATCTTCAATTAAAGGAAATATTGGTTTTTGCCATTCAATATTTTTCCATTTGTTTCTTCCATTTTCTGATTTACCAATAATAGTTTTAAATTCTAATAAATTATTTTTATTTAATTTACTATTTACATTTTGCATTCTATTAGTTTCATTTGCTCTAAATCCTATTCTAAATTTTGCAACTTCTTTTATTTCTTTTTGCCACCATTCAAAAATAGGTTTCATTTTCATTTCAGTTGTACAATATCTTCTTAATGGACTTGGTAACAAACCATTGTTAGAAATAACTTTATCGAAACTTTCTCCTGTTACCCAATTTATTTCAGAACCTATAAACTGCTCTAATTCTAAAATAGTTTTTATAATAATATCATCTTCTAATGTTCCAATAAATTCAGTTCCTATTTTATCAGAAACTATTTGACGAATTTTAGCGTCAGGAAATAAGCAATTATTATCATCTGTTCTAACTAATGAAAATACATTATAATCTGCAGGATAATTAGCAGCTATATACGCTGATGTTTTACCACCTGAAATACTGTTTACTGTTTTCATAATTATTTGTTTTTGCAAATATATATAAAAAATTATTAAAAAAAAAACCGATACTAAATATCGGCTTTCTTGCTTAAATAATAAAAAACAAAGATCAGAATAATAAAGATTATACAATACCAGTACGGAAATATCCTTTCGGTTTCTTTTTCAAACGATTTTCTTTTAACTACAGCTTGTTTTCGTTCGTTTTGCTGTATCTTTTTATCGTTTGTATATATTTTATTAACTTTAGTTTTTTTGTACGTTAAACGTGCGTTTTTATACGTTACACCATTTACAACAATCGGAAGCGTATCGATAATTGGGCAAATCTCAAACTCGTAGATAAACGTGCTATCTACAATTTTAATTTGCTCCTGTACGTTTGTTTGTACTTCGGTTTTAACTTCAGTTTGTTGAACGTCTTTTTTTATTTCGACTTTACGAGATCCGCACGAAATTAATAAAAACGATAATAAGGCGTATCTAAATAACATTTTTAAATTTTAAATAATTCATATAACTTGAATTCGATATCTCGTGAGCGTGTCCGCATTCGCATTGCATTAAACGTTTAATAGTTCCTAAAGCTGTAACGTTATTTTTTAATAGCTCGGTATTTTCTGATCCGCAAACTGGACAACTGTATCGTAAATTATTATTTAATACACCGACGTGTACGTTTTGTTTAATATAATTTTGCATCGTTTGAAATACGTCTTCTAAAACAATAATATCTCCCTCGCAGTAATGAGTCATTTCTTTCATTGCTTCTTTATTTCCAGCCATTACACCTTTCCACATATCGAAACCTGAATGTTTAACCTTTGCTCCTACTCCTAAAAATTGAGCGATATAATCTAATTTATTACTATTGAAATTAAATCCTGATTTAGCTTTTTTTAACGTGTCTAACGTTCTATAGTTTGGGAACATCGGAATGCGGTGAAATATACAACGAGTTCTAATCCATTTAATATCGAATCGATCACCGTTATGAGCTATCATCTCATCTGATTGATTTGCTATCTTAACGAAATCGATCAACATCTTTTTATCGCATTGATTGTTATCCCAAGTAAGTGTATGTATCTTATCTTCGTTCTCCCATTTATAAGATATACAGATAATTTTACGCTCGTCAATTATATTATCAGGCGTAATATTTAAATTGTAACCTATACGCCAGGAGTAAACAACGTTTGGAGAAGTTTCAATATCAAAAAATAAACGTTTAATACTACATCCTTTATCACGAAACTGAAATAATTTGATTTCGTTTTCTTTTGATAAAGTATATTTATTATATTGTTTATGTTGTAAACCTAAATAAACAACCTCGTTTGGTTTTAGTCTGTAACGTCTTTCTTTATTTTTCATATTACAAAATTATATAAATAAAAATAAACGACATTAAAGTTATTAACAACCTGTAAAATAATTGGCTGATTCAGCCATACGTCTTTTAGTTAAACCATTTAAAACTTTACCACCTGCTCGGTTCCATTTAAGAAACTCTTTAGCTATATTAGCATCGTTAGGATTTATGTTAACCAGTTTTAAAAGTGTAGAGTTATTAAAGTTAGCCTTGCCAACGTTGTAACAAAAAGATACCAAAGAATTAAATTGATTTTGATTTACGTTAGATATTACTTTTTTAGAAACGTGTTTAGCAAACTCATCAGCTATATCTTTAAATAACTCAAAAGCATCATCTATACTGATAGGTTTATCTTGTAAAGTAACTAAAGTTCCATCTGAATAGTAAGTATTACCATAACCAATAGTAGGGCGTTTTGCACTACATAAATAGGGCTTTAATGATAATCCTTCAAAATCTGTTATTAGCTTGTAACCTTTGTTATTTAGTGATT